ATCAAATATCGGCAATTAAGGGCCAGATTCTTGCTACCGGGATGACGGGATAAGAGCCGCGATCCGTGAAATCCTTACCATTACTGGCGTACAACCAAACCCACCCCACCACCCCGCTAATCCCACGAATTTCTAGGTTTTTTATTTTTTTTCATTTGGTAGAAAAGTTACTATATAGGGGAATTAGCTACCGCACCGTTGTTTTTAGAGTGTTGTTAACATTCGACGCTGCAGTAACTAATTAAGGGTGAGAGGCCCGGTGATGTAGGCATAATTATATCTATTTTCAACCACCAACATTAAGCCCCCTTATTGTGCCTTTGGACGCCTCTCATAAAACTAAATCTTTTTTAAAACACCGTTCCAGTATTTTCTGGCCCAAGCGGAGATGTTCGTCTTTTCCAAGATAGCCCGAACCGCGACCCGTCGCCTATTATTATCGATCGGTGAACCATTTGCATCAAAGCTCCAGTTATCCATCAGCCTTGGGCCAAATGTTGATAACTGACATTTTCGGTAGTATTGATGATTAGGATTGTTTCACCTTTTTTATTTACTTTTGAAGTAATGGCCAAGGTATCGCCAACGCTTGCTTGTTTTTTTATACCCCGGATAGATATTCTTCGATCGGCTCGAGCATTTTTAGTGCGATAAAAATTTAGTTGTGATTCGCTACCGTCTAAAAATTCAGCATCAACGGTTTTTTTATCGCCCGCTTTCAATAAATCATAATCAATGCCAAATAGCTTAGAGAAATCACGGACACTCGTATTGGCATCAATGATGGCTTTATCTAGCATGGTTTTGGTTAGTTTGATTACGGCGGGTTTGTGGCTATTTAAATTTACAATACTCATTCGTATTTTTTCCTTTTCTTTTGTTTGCGTTTTATCATTCTCGATATTGTTTCATTTTTCGGTTTTTCTTCTTTACCTTCGATTAGGTTAATCAGCCATCTCGCTATAAAAAACATTTACTATCCTTTTTTGGTTATCTCCATGCGATATAATAATATTGCATAATGGATTAATTTAAGCAAATCGGATTTACCGCTTGCCCCTTTTTTCTTATTGAGCCGTGATGCGTACTTAATGATATTGCCCACGCAAAACCCCTCACCATGCCCCAGATCAAAGATAATTTCAGTGGTTTGAAACTTTTTATCTTTGGCGTAGTGTTGACCATACGTTCCCTCGATGTACGCTTCGATTTCGAGCAGGGCTTCTTTTTCATTCATTCTTCAAATTCCCGGTACTTAGATCGCAAAAAATCACGATTAGCGTTAACGTAGTCACTACACCGAGGATAAGGCGCTTGCTTGAATTCAATACGTTCTTCAGTGTTTGCCCGGAACATTTCGTAACACCACATTTTGTATGATATTTTATTTTCAGCCTTCATCAAAGTAACTCCATTTACCAGCGTAATCTGTTAAGACCGCATACTCGTTGTGATCTTCTTTTTCCAAATCGTTTAACATATATGCCTTATAACCAAAGCCATTAAGAATTTTTGTAAATAACAAAGCATTAACAAAGCCATCCATATAGTGAATGTAATTGCCTTCGTCTTTTTCAAAGGGCACTGGCAAGTCTTTCATGCTTTCAAATCTATCTATTTGCTTAAAATAAAAACTGCGATGAGAAGTATGGTAAAGAGCATCAATGTCATCTAAGTCAAATGTTAAAGTTATTGTTTCTTCATTCATCAGACAATTCCTTCACATAAAAAGTAATATCATCGCATTCTTCTATGCGTTTGAACGTCCTTTTCCATGTTGACTTAACGTGATCCACTTGGCGAAAACCATTTTCTGGATCAATTTTTACTTTGCCATTTTTGTGCTTGCGATACACCCAGACGCGTTCATTCGATTCTATTTCAAAATGCGGGTCGTGTTTTGATATTTCAAAAGAATGCCCGTACTTTTTGTTAACAAACTCTAGGATAGCTTCTTGAACATCGCACCCCGAAATTTTAATTTGCATCGTTTACCCCTTTCTTGGGCCGACCCATGTTTACTTTTTTAGGCCGATCAGAGTTATCGTGGTAATACGCTTTTGGGCTGTTGCCCGCGATCAAAGGGCCGTGATATTGGTTATCTTTAGGACGTTTAAAATTAAAATGCCATTTAAGGTCATCGATAAAAAGCTTTAATGCAAAAAAATCGCGCATATACATATCACCATCAAATTCCATTGCGTCAGACAACGTGTTTATTGAAGCACTGCACTTAGCTCTAAATTCAGCTAACTCATCATTATCAAAATCAATAACCGTCCGACCTTTCTTATACGTCACTATTACTTTGTTATCGTGCGTCTTATATTGTTCCATTACGTTTTTTCCTTATCGTTTGTCGCAGAACTAGATGCCCGTTCTGCGTGGGCTTTTGTTTCGTGGCACGTGGCGCATGATGCGTCGGCCAAGCGTGCGATTTTATTGCAAGTATCGCAAATGCCTATTTCGTCATACATAATCAATTTCTTGCTCCATCGCATCACGGTAAGTTTCTTTTACTGGATACTTTACGTCCGCGTTATCCAACGCCCGGCAACTCGGCATAACCTCCAAGTAATCGCCGTTCTTAAAGTTAACAAAAAGAATATCCCATTTTATACTGACATTCTCGACCTCATCCATATCAATGTCTACATCAAAAAAACTACTGATTTTATACGTTGCTTCAATACTTTTTACTTTCGCCATGTTACTTCTCCACTTGTTTATGTATATACGAGAATATAATAATTTAACATAGATTGCAAACACAAAAAAAGGGCCCGGAGGCCCTTTCGTTTTACTCCTTATGCTCCTCGAACATTTCGGCTTGCTCCGCCACCCAAGATGCGTGATGTAAGTCATCATTGGGTTTGGCATTGGGGAAGTATTTAAATACTTCCTTTGGCTTAAGAAACTTAATCGTATTCTTATTTGCCAAGAAAAGACCAATTGGAACTGGCGGGTTTTTCTTGTGCCAAGTAAGGCCACCCCAATCGCTAACGTTCATTTCAGAGTGCTTGCCATAATAAGCTTGAACAAGGTTAGTCCTTCGGCAGTTAGCTCTTTTAATAGCTTCTTGCAGATCCAGGCTAATCGCCCATTCTCCATAAGAACCCATAGTAATCGCCAAAAACGTGTACCCATCAGAAGTGATGTCCACTCCAACTTTTAATTTATTAGCCATAGCTAATGTCTCCCGTGCTTTCGCACATTAATGAAAAGGATTTCCAAATTGTTAAAGAACAGCGCAATCAATTAATAACTGCGAGTAATAATAATAACATAAAATCGCATACCGCTCCGAGGCCAGTAAACATAAGGGTTTCAGAGGTAAGGCTATTTTTTTTATTTAGAGGTTTTTGCCTAAAAAGACACGTAAGCTATTGATTTCTAAACGTTTATAGAAATGTTGCGCAAAATTTAACGTTTAAAAACAAGCACTTAAAAAAAACCCGGTCAATGGAGTGGAGGCCATTAACCGGGAAAAGTATAACAAGGACGGGAGTACCTTTAACTTTTTTCTTTTTTTGCTAACTGTAATTTAGTTAGCATTTTTAAGCGTTCCATTTCATCGGTGTGTATCTTACCGCCCCGATCAAGTCTTCGGGATAGTTGAAGCGCGAGCCGTGAAAACTCACCTTCAATCCAGTTGCTGTCCTTCTTTAATTCTGTCATTTTTCCATTGATTCCATGTCAGCCGTAACTGTCCAGAAATTGTTCGACCTTCCATCTTAGCCACCTCACGAACTTCTTCGTAAGTCGCCCTAGGTACCAGTATACTTTTCCATTTATTGGTGTCCATATAATTCCTAATTTGATTCTTGGTTCCAGTTTATTTCATCTAATATATCTTCTTTTTCATCGGTAAAAACAAAACAGGGCGTACCTTCGCCGTGCCAACCGCCTAAAATATTAAATTCAAAATACTCTATTGCTTCGTCATAATCCATGCCGTCCCGGGTCATTAAAATGTCAATAATCTTAGCGACGTCGTAAGCAATGATGTCTGTCTGACCGCACCGCTTTGCGGTACCTAAAATTGCTTCGTCAAAGCCATCTGCTTGGAGCATTGTTTCTTCCATATCTACGATTATATGTGACAAATCCGCAAGATTCAATCATATTTAACTTCTTTCGCTTCTCCCCAACTGGGCCCTATATCAATGTCACATTTGCTAGGTACGCGTAGCTCTAACGCTGTTTCCATGCTGCGAGCAATTTTTCGTGCGGCATCAATATCTTTTACCGAGCAGTCCAGTTCATCGTGAATCTGTAAAAGGGGTGTAATCCCTTGATTATAAAGGTTAACCATAGCTTGTTTAGTCATGTCTGCCGCACTGGCTTGGATCAAACGATTAAGCGCCTTGTAAGTAAACGCCCGTTTTAGTTGTGTCGTTTGCCCGTAAGTCACCAACGCTTCTTCCTTGGGTAACGCCTTTTTCATTTCAAAACCTTTGGGTTCCCATAGGTCAAAGCGGCACTTTCTTCCTTTCAAAGAACGCACACTGCCGTTTGATCGCGCATCTTCTAACCTTCGAGACACGCCTTGCATCAATTGTTTAACAAAAGGTACTCGCTTGTGATATTGCTTGGTTAAGTCTTTTGCTTCATCTAAACTAATATCTAACTGTTGTGAGAGCTTAGTTACGCCCATGCCGTACATCATAGCTAAGTTAATAGTTTTGGCACTTTTTCGAGGGATATCAGCCATTTCTGCGACCATTGTGTGAAAATCCATTTTGGGGTCATGCTTGTAACCCTCAACAAATTCATCAACCCCTTCTAAACCACCGCCCTTCCAATCGGATAAGACCGCCGCATAATGCACCAAGATGCGTGGTTCCTGTTGCGAGAAGTCTATCGCCGCCCATTGTTCCCCTTCTTCCGGTAAAAACAAACTGCGAATCATGGGGCCTAGCTCTGGATCGCGAGCCGGGATCTGCTGTAAGTTTGGATTGTTCATCGATATGCGTCCCGACACGGTTCCGCCGCTGTCCGAACGCAGTTGATTGATGTGGCTGTGAATCCGTTTATCTGGGCCTACATGTTTTAATATAGAGTTTATAAACGTACCTTGTATCTTATTTAATTCACGCGCTTGTACGACCAACCGTGGAAACTCATGCGGATGCTCGGCTAAAAAAGCTTTGGTAAAGCTGGGGGCACCTTTATCAGTACGCGGGTATTGAATACCAATCTTATCAAACGCTTTCTTTAAAGAAGCGGCCGCCCATATTTCTACGTCAAAGCCCGCCTTTGCTTTAATTTGTTTAATGGTGTTCTTTTCTCTTTTTAAGATAGCTTGCTTGGTGCGTTCGGCCCGATCAATATCTACCCGGACACCTCGCCATGTCATATCGATCAAACAGGGTAACAAGGCTGTTTCTAGTTCCCACACCGAATTTAAGTCTTCTTTGGCTATCTGTCCTTTGAACAACTGCCATAGTTCTAATGTCAACACCGCATCCATTTCGGCGTAAGGGCCCACATACGGCGCCGGTAACTTCCACATCTCGCCTTTTGGATCAACACCAAAGTCTCGTGCCGCCTGAGTTAATAGTTTTTCTGATTTAGTTTTGCCCAGATAATCAAATGACAGGGCATTTAAAGAATAACTAAACCGGTTTTCATCCAGTAACGAGGCGGTAATCATGGTATCAATGATACGCCCCTCAACTGGCACGCCGATTTGTTTTAACCACCCGGCATCGTACTGTGCGTTGTGCATAATCTTATCGCCTTTCCCGGATAAGATTTTAGTCAACCATCGACACACAATCCGTTGATCTAAATTACCCCCACCCAAGTGACTAAAAGGTAAATAACCTTTCCAATCAGCCGTAGCCACAGCGACACCCACCACTTCTCCATCACCCGTAGGCCATCCGGGCCCTTTAACTTTTAAGTTTGGGTCGCGTGTTTCTAAATCTATGGCTATTTCATTAGCGCCACTTAAATCTGGTAAATCTACCGGGGGCATCCAATCTGTTTCCGCATTAAACATGGGAAATTGTAATCGCGTTTCTTTTTTCATTATAGGTT